CTTGAAGTGACTCAACAAAAAGTGGAAGAAATCGAACGCACTTATCAGGCACCTGCAGCATTGCCTTCCGTAGAACAAAACCTTATCCCAGAAAAAGATGATACCTTCGTCAAGTTTGGCAATTTTGGTGACATTAAAAAAATTGTTCAATCCCGTCTTTTCTATCCGACATTCATTACTGGACTTTCCGGTAATGGTAAGACGTTCTCTGTTGAGCAAGCATGTGCCCAACTCGGACGAGAACTTATCCGTGTAAACATTACGATTGAGACTGATGAAGATGATCTTATTGGTGGTTTCCGTCTTGTTGATGGTGCTACTGTTTGGCATAACGGTCCCGTTATTGAGGCACTGGAACGAGGTGCAATCCTATTGCTTGATGAGATCGATCTCGCATCCAATAAAATTCTCTGCTTGCAATCTGTTCTTGAAGGCAAGGGAGTGTTTTTGAAGAAGATTGGTAAGTTTGTAAAACCTTCTTCTGGTTTTAATGTGATTGCTACTGCCAATACGAAAGGCAAGGGTTCTGATGATGGTCGTTTCATCGGCACTAATGTTCTTAATGAGGCATTCCTTGAACGTTTCCCTGTGACCTTTGAGCAGATGTATCCTACTCCTTCTACTGAACAAAAGATCCTTGAGGGTATTGCTTTAGAACTTGGAGTAGAAGATCGTGACTTCTGTAAGCGTCTGGTTGATTGGGGTGATATTATTCGCAAGACCTTCTATGATGGTGGTATTGATGAGATCATTAGCACTCGTCGTCTTGTTCATATCATTCATGCATATTCAATCTTCCAAGACAAAGCAAAAGCAATCCAAGTCTGTGTAAACCGATTTGATGATGAAACCAAACAAGCATTCCTTGAACTCTATGACAAAGTTGATGCAGACTTCCAACTCCCTATGGAATCAGTACAAGAAGGTACTGTGGGAAACCTTTCCTGATTTAGAGAACGTTTGTGATTGGGCAGATTGGGAGGAAAACAATACCTCTCTTTCTGCCAAGATCTACAGCACTAAACACATTCTTAAATCCAGAGAAGTTGAGATATGGGATGAAAAATCTTGTATTTACAACAACATCATCTATCCTAGAACTGGTAGCAATCTTCCTTGCTTCGGTATGGACTTGATGGGTTTCTTTGACAAGAAAGTCATTATTGTATTTGATTTTCAGCATCCAGTGGAAAACTATTTGTTCTCCCATCCAGACCTCCCTAAGGCAGATGGTTCATTCCGATTTTTTGAACCTGGTAATCACTTCTCCGAGAATGTGTATGTTGCCAAGTGTACAATGTCTGAGGTCAATGAACATCTTGATACATTCAAGAAGTACTTGACTACCTACAAGGATATGCTAGAATGTGAACAACCTACTGGAAATGATTTTTCCACCTATTGTGACTTTGATTCTTATATGAAAAAGTTAGACCCTGTGAGTGGATATCTTTCTAGTAAATTTGGTAAAGAAAAAGCAGAGTCTCTTGTAAACGATTTTCTTTTCTGCTATGGTTAACTCTTGGTCCCTACTTTATGATGAACTAACAATGAAAGAAACTATTGATGATGGTATGCGTCCTTGGGGACACAGTGACTATGAATTTTTAATTAGTAATATGGATAATATGATTACAGAATCTAATGCAATACCTTGGAAGTATAATGAAGAAAAAATTGTAAAAGAACTTCTTGAGTATATTCGGGGAACTTATACCCAGCACTATTCTGCTGGTGATGACAAAATTCAAACGCTTGACTTGATTGAAGCGTGTGGTGATGGTGAAGCATTCTGCCGCAGCAATATTCTTAAGTATGCCTCTCGTTATGATAAGAAAGGCACTGCACGTCGTGACATTATGAAGATTTTGCATTATGCTGTTCTTCTAATGAACTTCAATGATAAGAACGCACAACGTGAAACCTACAACCAATGAAACTGAAAGAACACACAATGAAACTATCTGACAATGCCCTTGCTATCCTGAAGAACTTTGCTGGAATCAACAATTCTATTCTTGTAAAGCAAGGCAACAAACTTCGCACTATCTCTGTGGCAAAGAACATTCTTGCCGAAGCAGAAATCAAAGAAGAGTTTCCTCGTGACTTTGCCATTTATGATCTGAACCAGTTTCTGAATGGTTTGAGTCTGCACCAAGATCCCGATCTTGATTTTCAGGAAGATTCTTATTTGAGTATTAAAGAGGGTAAGCGTCGTGTGAAGTATTTCTTTGCAGATCCTAATGTCATTATTGCACCTCCTGAAAAAGAGATTCAACTTCCTACTCAAGATGTGTGCTTCCAAATGGATAGTGTGACTCTTGAGAAACTAGTGAAAGCAGCAGCAGTTTATCAACTTCCAGACCTCTCTGCGATTGGTGAAAATGGTGTTATTAAACTGGTAGTCCGTGATAAGAAGAACGATACTTCTAACGAATATGCGATTGTGGTTGGAGAAACAGACCAAGAGTTTAGTTTCAACTTCAAAGTCGAAAACATTAAGATTATTCCGGGTGCTTATGATGTCGTAGTCTCTTCTAAACTTTTGTCGCAGTTTACGAATACTCAACACAATCTAAAGTATTATATTGCTCTGGAACCTGATTCCACTTTCGGTTGATGAGACACATTCTCTTTACATTGAAGGGTTGTAATGTTGAGTTGATGGAGGATGAAAATTACATGAGAAAAATGCTGTACGATGCAGCAAAAGAATGTAATTCGACCCTCCTCAACTTATCAATACATAAGTTTGAACCGCAAGGATTCACTGGTATTGCTATGCTTGCCGAGTCCCATATCAGCATTCATACTTGGCCAGAAAAAGGTATGGCAGTGTGTGACGCTTTTACCTGTGGTGACCACACTACACCTGAAAAAGGTGTAGAATATATGCAGAAGATGTTGGAGTCAACCGACATCATTATGAATGAATTTATTCGACCATTAGAATGAACATCTTTGTCACAGATCCGTTCCCTGCCGAAAGTGCTATCTGTCTTCCTGACAAACACATTGTCAAGATGCCGCTTGAGTGCTGCCAGATGCTTAGCATTATTGCTTCTCCCTGGTATCATGATTATGGGACTCTTCCCAAACAAGACGGCACTGCCTACAAGACAGAAAAAGGGGCATTCCGCAACCACCCCTGCACCAAATGGGCGGCAGAGACGGTGGACAATGCCTACTGGCTCATCAAGTGGGGATTGAACTTGTGCCAAGAGTATACCTTGCGGTATAATAAGACCCACTCTTGTGAAGGAACACTGACTCATGCTTACTACCTTTTCCCCAAAGGTAGACTTGACGAAGTAACTCCTTTCGCAAGAGCAATGTCTGAGGAATACAAGTTTGATACTAGTATTTCTACATTTGACGCATACAAGATGTATATCGCATCCAAACCTTGGGTGAAAGACAACTACCTTCGTATGCCCCAACGCAAACCTGATTGGATTTGATTATGAGTAACTTTATCTGGTGCGAAAAATATCGACCAAAGACTATTGAAGAATGTATTCTCCCAGAGAATACTAAGAAGACATTTCAGGAGTTTCTAAATAAGGGAGAAATCCCGAATATGCTTCTTGCTGGTCCTCCTGGTATTGGTAAGACTACAGTGGCAAAGGCACTATGTAATGAACTTGGAGTAGATGTTTATGTCATCAATGGATCCGACGAAGGTCGATTCCTCGATACTGTCAGAAACAATGCGAAGAACTTCGCTTCGACCGTCTCACTTACGGCAGATGCTAAACACAAAGTCATCATCATTGATGAGGCAGATAACACGTCCAATGATGTTCAACTCCTCCTACGGGCGTTTATTGAGGAGTTTGCTGGTAACTGCCGATTCATCTTCACCTGCAACTACAAAAATAAAATCCTTGAACCACTCCACTCCCGATGTGCCGTCGTTGAGTTTGGAATCAAGGGAAAAGAACGTCAAGCAATTGCAGCATCCTTCTTCAAACGTCTACAACAAATCCTGGATACAGAAGGTGTTGAATATGATAACAAGGTCCTGGTAGAACTTGTCAATAAGCACTTTCCTGATTGGAGACGTGTGCTCAATGAGTGTCAACGATACTCTGTAAGTGGAAAGATTGACTCTGGTATTCTTGCTACTTTCTCTGACGTTGCTGTTAATGATCTTATCAAAAACCTCAAAGAAAAGAACTTTCCCGAAGTTCGGAAGTGGGTGGTATCTAATCTGGACAATGATACTACTGTACTTATGCGTCGTATTTACGATGCTCTTTATTCATCCCTTGAAAACAATAGTATTCCTGCTGCTGTGCTTGTTCTTGCTAAGTATCAGTATCAGTCGGCATTCGTGGCTGACCAAGAGATAAATATGCTTGCTTGTCTAACTGAAATAATGGTGGAGTGTAATTTTAATGATTGATGTAAAACTACTGCGTATTGTAACTGGTGAAGAAGTTATTGCAGAATTTCTATCTGAAACAGAAGATAGTATCACAGTACAAAATGGACTTGTAGTCCTTCCAACAAATTCTGGTGTTGGATTTGCTCCTTGGGCAACCGTAATTAGTCAGGATAAACCTGAAATTACAATGTCCAAAAAACATATTGTATATGTTGCAGAGGTTCAGGAAGATGTCTGCAAAAAATACAATGAAATGTTTGGCAGTAAGTTAATTACTCCAGATAAGAAAAAACTCATTGTATGATCATGAAAAATAAAAAAAACAAAGGTATTAGCACAGATGAAGTCATCACACTATTATATCTTCTGGGGCATTTGCACCGTGGGAGTTATTCTTGGTCAACTTTATGTTGGTTCTGGATATAGAGTCATGGCAGATAGTGTAAATAATCTTACATATAGTCTTGTGAGGGAATTGGATGCGCCTACTCAGTATCGATAAATCTAAACTGGTAGAAGAAAGGGTAAAAACAACACCAGAAAATGTTGCAGAAGCAAATCAAGCATTGTTTCGTGCTACAATGAACTTACCTACTGCCGCAAAGCATTGTGGTATGACGCAGAAGGAAATGAAATTGACCTTCCGTGAATATTTGAAGTATCATCCTATTGATTATGAAAACGTTTCCTCTGAAAACCTGTCTTAGATATCCTGGAGGCAAGTCTAAAGCAACAAAGACTTTATCTCCATGGTTTCCTGAAGACTTTAAAGAATATCGTGA